TTACTTTCCGCCAAAACCCTACAAGTCACAAGACCATTTCTGATAAGAATATCAAAAGGCATTGGACCTGCGGGAACCCAAGCTTCGTCTAAGTAGCAAGAGACTTTATATTCTCTTACATTTCTGCATCGGTCCAAAAGGTCATCAAGTACATCTTTTGCGGCTTGATAATCTTTGTCCTTCTTAGACATATTCACTCAACAGTGATGAAGCACCACCATTTTCATTCTGTACAAAATCTTCAGCAATGTTTTCGGCTCTTTCTTCATTGTGTGTGGTGATTTTTTGAATCATCCGATCTTCAATGTATAAAGTAACTTCCCATTTCTGAAACATTTGGTCGAAACCAGAATTTTGCATCTTAGTTACTGTGGCTTTTTTGTTCAAATTAACATACTCTGAATATATGTTGCTCATTTGCTCTCCTATGTAATCAAATTGATAAAACGGTTCAGTATAACACGATTGTTAATTCGGTTACCTGCATACTTAGTAAATGCGGAAACGATACCACGTTTAGTGGCATTATCTTTAACCTCAAAGGTTGCATCATCTTCGGTATCTAGGCCGTTTGACCGGAGCAAATAGTACTCATCAAATCCAGTGTTTTGAACCACAAAGAATTTATCTTTTCGGAATTGTTCTTTGACTTTATATCTTTCAGCAGGATCTGGAAAGAATAGATTGCCAGCTGAACTATTCAGTTCTCTGACATTCAGCACATAGAATCCAACGATGTTTGAATTTGTGCGTTTCTTCAACAAACGAATCAAAGCACTTGTTTGATTAAATGAAACTGCATTTGGTTTCAATATCTCTTGTTCTCTGGTAACTGGGTCACGAAGCACAAGAGTTTTTTTGTTGTATCTTCCTGTAAACTCAGTATCACCAGAATCATTTGCATACACTTCATAGATTGGAGTACCTTCACCGTCTGTCAGAAATACAGTATTAACAATTTGTAATTTGTATTTCTTTTGGAAGTAAGGAACAATTTCCATAGCAGCAATAACTGCTTCATTCAATGGAGTACCAGACATAGACATCCAGTATGGCGTTCTGGTTTTTCTACCAGTCGCACCACAACCACACATAGCAACAAGAGCAGAACCAGCATAAGTGAATTCTGCAGCCGACATTCTACTTGAAAGAATATTACATAGACCAAATTTCTTGGCAACCAAATCACCTTTTTTAGGTTTGGTGTAATAATTCAATTCCGAATCAATGTCCTCAACAAAGGTATAAACCTCAAAAGGAATATTTACTTTCTTACAAAAGAATGTAAGGTTAAGCAATTGCTTCATAGTATTGCCAATGTGTTCGGCCATTGAGCCAGACCAATCTAAGAACAAAACAAGTCCGTGGGATTTACCACCAGGAACAACTGTAACTTTCTTAAAGATATCTTCACTAAAACCATATGAGAAAAGTTTCTTCATATCCAAGTCACCAGTTTTTGCGGTGCTGGCTCGTTTCAGTTGGTCGGCATTCTTACGCATTTCAAATTCTTTGACAAGGTAAGAAACCACTTTATTTGATTCACGGCGAATCTGTAAATATACTTCCGTATGTACAGAACAATATTCTTCATCATATTTGTACCGCTTCCACAGAGCCTTGTAGTCATAGATTGCTTTTTCAATATCCATCTTTGGAATATTGGCATACATATAATCTTCACCAAATTCAAACAGCTTACTTTCATTCTCACGGAATGCTTCATCGGTAAATGAACGAATTTGTGAATCGCTTTGTGAATCTTCCAGATTTTCATCATCAATATCCGAATCACCTGAACCAGTATCTTCTTCACTATCAGAATCTTCACCATCACCACTTTCAATGGAAGAATTAGGTTTTGATTCTGAATCATCATCAACGTCCATTTCTACTAATTCATCTTGATAGTCAAAATCATCGCCATCATCTTCATTTTCTTCAAGTGACTTTTCTTTGTCTTTGGCTTTTTGTTTTTCCAACTGTTCTTGCATATATTTTGCAATACGTTTAGAAACTTCAATAACGTCATCATAGGTTTCTGTTGCTTCAACATCATTCACCAGACTACGTTCAACATCATCAAATTTAATACCCAAGGATACGCCACCTTTTGTATAAAGGTTAAGACGGTCCAAGAAATTCATAAGGTTTAGGTTTTTGCCTTTAGTAGCAAAGAAATTCTTTTCAACCAGTTCTTGGTACGCTTTGAGGAAAGGTAATCTCAAACCAGGATATTTGTTTTTGATTTTACGTTCAATACGGCAATCTTCAACTACGTTGGCAATATCTTTATTAACTTTTTGTCTTTTTGCCTCAAGCATTCCTTCCATTGGAGTGTAGAGAGCATGGCCAACTTCATGACCTGTAAAAAGATCATACAATGAGGCTGATAATTTTTTATCTAGTGTGGGGATAACCAAAATACGATTCTTAACATCAAAGGATGCTGTACGAACATTACGATGTTCAATGGTCAGATTTTCTGTGGCCATCAGCTTGGCCAAAAGTGATTTTGAGTCAATTAATTCCATGTTACTTCCTTAACAATATAATGTATTGTAACATAGCAATGTTAGATTGTCAAATTTATGTTACGGTTGTGTCTTTTTTTGACAACACTATTGCTCCGTTCTCCGTGGAGATATTTAAGGTATCACCGGTTTTCCATCCGGTTTCTTCCAACATCTCCGGAGGAATAGTGAAAAGAAAATTATCAGGGTCTCCAGGAATATCCTGAAACAATTCTTCGTAATTGTATACTTTATTCATAGTATTCCTTCATTCTTTTATACCAATCTTGGTCATTATCATGTCCGGTTTGTGCAGCCCAGATTTTCATAACATTTTCCAGACGCTGCCAAGGCTCAAGACTATCACACACTAAATCTGCCGGTACTATTTGTTCATCAATTTGTGTCATTTGTAATTCTCCAGTGATTTTTTCAGTGGATGTTTACTTTTCCGGCTGAATTTTGTGTCAATTTTGTGTTTTTGCACAGGTTTAATGGGTGTCCGGCAAACCGGACGCTTTAGTTCAATAACAAATTTTAATTCCTTGCTCATTTTATCGCCTCATACTTGAAATTTCTACAGCTTGCTCGCTGTTAAACACGGGTACAGCGTTTGATTTGTGCATTGTTGCAATTCCTATAACTTTTGTACCTGTATAAATCTTAGGTTCCGCTTTACTAGCGTTAGCTAAGCCCGTGTCCAATGACGGATAGTGCTTTGTCTCACGACCCGGAGGCGCAGACAAAGAATATACTGATAATTTGGTGCTTGGAGTATGTAGTTTTTTGATTATGTGTTTTTGGTGCGAAGCCAACCACTGCTCATATTGCTCACGAGCGGCTTTTGTCACATTTTTTTGCTTTGACTTGCGTAGATTCACATGAAACATCATAATATTACTCCAAACGAATGATAAGTATACTCTTTTTTCGTTCAAATGTCAAGCGGTGTTGCAGGATTACAACATTAGTAACTTTTTCTTACTTTATTGCTTCTTTTTGAAGATTCATAACCATTACCATAATCATAATCTTCATAATTATGCTTTATTTTTCTTTTTTCTGCTTTTTCATCTCTACGGCGATTGCGTTTTGGTGAAAAATCATCATCGTAATCATTTTTACGAAACTTAGCAACAAACTTTGACACTTACTACTCCTATGGTTTTACGGTAACATATTGGGAAAGGCTTCTTTGATAAATTTATAATCAAGACCTTTAACACCTAAATCTTTTTGGAAAATACCAACAATAACTTCTACTTCACGGGGTTCAATAGAATCTAAAATTTGTGCCAACAATTCTTCTCGTCTTTTCACAGTTATTTTTTCAGCAGTTATATTACCTTCACTAAAGACATATAAACGCCGTAGAATTGCATCTAAACTATCATAAGTGATTCCTGGCAATGTATCAGTAGGTAATCTATAGTTGTGTGGAAGTTCTTTTACTTTCCATTGTATGTGTGGATGATAAGCCATCTCCAATACTTTAATAAGAGTAGGTGATAAATTTCTTTCAATCACATTCATTCTCTCTTGTTTGCTTGATGCTTCTTCAAACTCATCAAATACTTCAAATATTCTTTTCATTAGAATTCCTCAATTACTTCCATTAGGTTGAATAATTTATTTGCAATAAAATAATCCAGTAATTTTCCTTTAACTGGGACAGTTTCTTCATAGTTATTTATAATTTCACTTTGTATTTCACCTGGTATATTACGCAGGTCAATCAATGTTTGGTTCCTTGTAAAACCAATCTTAGAATTTTCATCATATTCGGTATAGTGTTCCGACATGAATTTGGTAAGTTTAGCCTCCGTCATCACCTTTTGGCGAATTTCACGGACAAAGGTATCACTTGGAGAAAGAATGTTTGGAATACCATCACCTTTATCACCGGTGATAATCTTTTGCTTCAATTCATCCAATGGATTTTCCGAAATGAGGAATTTCTTTTGTGTAGGGTTATATTGTTTAACGGAGTATTTACTACGACCATTATACATTTGCAACTGTAAGAAATCACCATCACTTGAAATAATCAGGATGTTTTCATTCATGATGTGGCGAGGTACAAGAGTGCCAATAATATCATCAGCTTCTGCACCTTCAACATCAATTACTTTGTATGGGAAATTTTCTTTGAGTTCAACCTTAAACTTGGCCAACATATCAAAGATAAGATGCCAATCCAAGTCTGAATTTTTGCGTGATTTTTTACGACCGGCTTTGTAGAAAGGAAAGAACTCCTTGCGCCAGTACTTACGGTTGTCAGAACACAACACAACTTCGCCATATTCTTTGCGGAAGTTCTTTAGGTGACTCCTGATGATATTCAGGATCATATGTCTGATAAGACTTTCTTCCAACTTCACATTTTTTGCATTGGCGATTTGTGCCATGAGGCCAGCCAACAAAACCTGATTAAGGTCAACGAGAATCATAATAAACTTTCAATAGTTTCAATAAAGTGACATTGTATCAGATATTTTTAATCTTGTCAAGTATGTCATCAACAAATTCTTGGGATTCTGTGGTTTTTCTGGCCACAAACCCATACCATGATTGTGGAATTAATCCAGAAACATAAACTCTAGGATCCGACAGTATGGCATCCCAACTATCATGTTCATAAGTTCCAGTCTTATTATCAAACTTAAATACTACAATGTGATATTCTGGACCTAATTTGCTACCACCAATTTGTTCACCTGGTATTTTATACCTACAACTCTCAACTTTCATCACATCTTCTTTGTCTGTTGGTAACCAAAACAAAACATCAAAGTCTGTCATGTCTTTAAAATACGCTAACATTGTAATCCTTTAATATGTGACTTTCTCACTCTAACCATAATCCAGCTATTGTAATACTTGTCACTTTCTAACACACCATTCACAAACTGTTCCTTTGCTTCAAGATAACCACATTCCCCTTTACTTTTACATAAGTGGATGATTTCCCTTTTAAAGTTATCTTGGCCATGTAGTATAACATCTTTTTGTAAAATGTCACTAGAACCGTGGTAAGTTTGCCAGTCCGAGGAAACTTTGAATCGTTTCTTCTTACCTTTGACTTGTTTTGTTTTGGATGTGTAAAAGAATTTCTTACCAATGTATTGTCTACCATCTACCATGTTGGTAATCCGGTAAACAAATCCATAATTATCACCAATTAAATCTTCTGTAAAATCTGTATCATTGTATAACCAATTTAGTTGTCCCATTTTTCATCATCATTGAGTTCATCGTCCTCTATATATTCTTCTTCGGTCAATTCTTCAATGTGTTCACCACAAAATGGGCAAATCTCTGGATAATTTTCAGATACTAATTCTTCCATATAAACTATGTCGTAACTAGATTCACAACTATGACATTCTGCTGTTATTGTTTTTGTTGTCATTTGATTTCCTTTTAGTTAGCCCAAACATCACCCCAATCTCCTGATAATGCGCCTTTAGCATAATCAGTTGCTCTGTTTTCAAAGAAGTTAGTGTGTGTTGGTGCGTTAATCATTTCCTCAACCCATGGTAGTGGGTTACGTTTTACTTTAAAAATACCTTTAAGACCAAGAGATATAAGACGCCGGTCAGCAATATAACGGATATACTTCTTGACATCTTCACTAGATAGACCGTCCATAGCGCCCATAGAAAAGGCGAGGTCAATAAACTTATCTTCCAGTTCGACCATCTTTTCTGCAATGCTGTAAATACGGCCTTTAAGTTCATCGTTCCATATCTCTTTGTTTTCTTCTATGTAGGTACGAAACAATTTAATCATTGATTCGGCGTGCATAGTTTCATCAACGATAGACCAAGTAACAATCTGTCCCATACCCTTCATCTTGCCTGTACGTGGAAAATTAAGCAACATAATGAAAGAGGAGAACAACTGCATCCCTTCAGTAAAAGCACTGAACACGGCGATATGGGTTGCAGTTGAGGCGGCATCACCATTCTTAGAAGAAATGTCTAACACATAATCGTGTTTGTCTTTCATTTCTTGATAATCTAAGAATTGGTTATAAGTTGTTTCAGGTAGACCAAGTGTTTCAATCAAATGTGAATAAGCAGCAACGTGTAATGCTTCACGAGCAGCAAAACCCATTAACATCATACGAACTTCTGGTTGTGGAAAATATGGAAGATAATTCTTTACATAACCACCAGCAACGTCAATGTCACCTTGTGTGAAGAAACGGAAGATGTGTGTCAGAAATTGTTTTTCACTTGCCGTTAGATTTTTCTTCCAGTCTTTAACATCTTCCATCATTGGAACTTCTGTATGAAGCCAATGTGATTGTTCATGTTTTAACCAAGCATCATATGCCCAAGGATAGTTAAACGGTTTGAAATAGTTTCTTTCTTCTGTCAATTTTTGTAGTACTTCTCTTTTAACCATTTATCCACTCTCTCATAAGATTCTCGGCTCTTACACCTGTCATTCGTTTCATTTCAATATCACCATCCAACATTACTAAAGTTGGTACGGAACGAATTCCATACTCTGTTGCAATTTCTGTATGTACGTCAATATCAACAACTTCAATAGGAATATTTGTTTCAATGTTCGCTAGTGTCATTGCTAGACCTTTACATGGACCGCACCATGAT